TATTAAGAATGACCTGCTCTCTCTGTATGACGGCGATGCAACGAGGCGAGATTCTTGGGTATTTGACGGAGAACTTATCTATAAGAATCCAGAAGGAATGTCAGACGGAGAGGCGTTTCGTTTCGGAACTGGCCTACTTAATTCTGACAACAAGGACAAGACGGGTATCAAGTTCGTTATTTTTGATGTGATTCCTGTTGTAGAGTTCGACTGTGGAAAGTGTACTGTCCCATATAAAACTCGCCGTATTGGGTTAAATTGTCTTCGCGCAAAGATTGTTTGCAAGAACCTTGAAAACATCGAAATTGTTCCAATGGTATATGAAGGTACTGACCAGAGTGTGATTCCGAAGTGGCTTGATTATGCTGTCGAACATGATTGGGAAGGTCTTATGTTGAACACGGACGTCCCTTATCGCCGGGCTCGTCACAACGGATGTCTCAAAATCAAGCGATTCTACACTGTTGATCTACGAATCACAGCGATTGAGGAAGGTCAGAACCGTCTGGCTGGTACGATGGGAGCTCTTGTTGTTGACTACAAGGGCAACGAGCTTCGTATCGGCTCTGGTTTTGATGATGCTACGAGAGCTGCTGTGTGGGAAAATCCTGATAATTACATCGGTAAGATTGTGGAATGTAAGTACAAAGAGGTCACGATGGACAAAAAGACTGGCCTTGAGTCTCTGCAATTCCCGACGTTTGTGCGATTCAGAAACGATAAGAACGAAGTAAGCTACGGCTAAGGAGAAAGCTATGAATCTTTCTAAGAAGTCCATTAAACACATTCTTCGGATTCTTGATAACAAATGCGTCGAGGTTCCTCCAAAGACATCCGCTTATAACAGCAGTGGATGTAGAATTTTGACTCGTGATTTTGAGCCAAAGGAGTCACACGGAATGAATGGCTGGCAACGGATCGTCTATGTACCGTCTGAAGGATATTTCTACGGAATTTATAACGGAAAATCGGAAGAAGATTGGGATATTCCAGATATCTGGTCTCCTGCACAGCTTGCTGATTTGTGAGGTTTTATAATGTTTATTTTGACGCAGCATCGAGCCGAAATTGTTGATACCAGTAAATGTTTTGGAATTTGCATTGTAGACGATACGACAGTTATTAGAGCGTATTGCAATGATACAAGTAACTGGATAATGCTTGGTTTCTACAAAACAAGAGAACGAGCAAAAGAAGTAATTCAAGAGATTAACGTTGCTCTTTGTGAGAACCGTGTTAGTTTTGATATGCCGGAGGATTAAAATGCTACTTTTAACGCAAGACGGGAATATTGTAAACCTAGAACGTATGGCAACCATTGATACAATGGCACTTCAAATCTATGCAAGGCAGTGTATCAATGAACGTGGAATTATTCTTGGTAGTTATAACTCCGAAAGTAGATGCTATGACGTTATTGCAGAAATTTATGATGAATATGCACATGGACAGGATATGTATTCCATGCCGAAGGATTAACGATGAACGACTTCCGAAAACTAGCTATCCCAAAAAAAGAACGACTTGAAGTTCAACTTACCGATGGCACAGAAGAACACAATATATTGTACATAATCACATCTCTAGCCACTATTAAAGGTGCTGAGATTTTTAAAAATTTTCGTTTGTATTCTGTAGGCTCCGCCGGGGAGCTCAACTTATTAGAGAAGCGAGACGGCGATCCCTACTTTGATAAGCTGAAAGGAACAGAATATGAGTAATTCAATGAACCGAGAAGACCGGCGCAGAGAGCAGCGTAAGGCACGAATCCTTGCCCGGCGAATCAAGAAAGCTGGTGGTCCCGACTTTCTGGCTGGAATGCCCGCAGAGGAATGGGAACCAAAGATTGGTGATGAGGTCACTATTAAGGTAAAGAGGATTCAGGGCAAGAAAGACTTCTTTAAGATGAGTCCTCAGTATCAGGACTTTATCAATAGCCTTGAGGACGGAAAGCCTTACAAAATCACCAGCACCGGTATGAAGGGTCAGGTTTACGGCATTGACGCACATCCTTATTTCCAGATTTGGAAGGGTGATATGGAACCCTACAAGGAGCCATAATGAAGCAGATGTACTTCAGGACGGACTACAAAGATACGCTTCTTCCATCTGGTGCATTGCTTATGAAAGGCCATTGGTATGATGTGCTTGATGATTATGATGAAGGTTATCTGATCTGTAATATACCAGAGTGTACGAAGAAGGGATTTCGTCCGTCTGAGATGACTGTGATTCTAAAAGAAGATCTTGAGGATGACGTCTATGTCGTGACCGGTAAGAGTGAAGAATTTAAGGAAGGAGGTGGGGCGATATGATTGGTATTGACCATCGTGAGCAGGGGCGTAAAGAACGAGCCCTTGCAGAATATTACAGAACCTTGGCTCGATATCCTACCGAGTGTGGAGAGCCGATTACATATCAGCTGTCAGAAGAGCAACTTAGACATGTTCTCTGCGGAGATGTTACTGTTGATGAACTGATTGAAAGAGGGGAGGTAAATGAGAGACAGGATTAAGATGTGGATCGCGTTCATTAAGATTTTTAAGGATTATCTTATTGCGGTCGGAATCATGATTGCGTTGTGGCTGCTGTCTTGCCTTATCAAGTATGGGATTTCAGTATCCAACTTCCCAGATTGGTTCAAGTTTGCACTTCTAAAGTAAAGGAGGATTAAATGGTAACCGATATTCTTAATAGAGAGGTTCATGTTGGCGATACGGTTCTTAGAGCTAGAACTCGAAAAGGTCGCGGAGTTCTTTGGAGTATTCATAAAGTTGTCTCCATCATGAATGTAATGATTAAAGTTCAGGATGGCAAGTACACTTTAAATGTCGCACCTAAAAATTGCATCGTAATTGATGAGAACGACATTCCTGAAAACTGGCAGGACGAATATTAAGGAGAGTTGAATGACTGTTGATTTGATCGCGTACACACAGCGAGTTGTTCCTACAAGTGATAAGAATCCTTTAGATATTGTGGAGGAAGCTGCGAGTATTTGTTACGATTCTTCAATGACTGATGATTATAAGATTGCTAAGGGATGTAAAGCCAGTGGTCACTATTCTGTGCTTGAGCACATCAATTTTACGTTCTACGTCAAAGATGTAAGCAGAGCACTTCTGGCACAGATTAGTCGTCATCGACATATTAGCATGAGCTGTCGCAGTCAGCGCTATTGCAGCGAGGATGGATTCAAGTATGTGAACCCGTTTACCGGTGAAGATGCTGATGTTTTCGATAATATGATGTCGGACATTGATACCGATTATCAGATTCTCAAGAAGTATCACAACGCCAAAAACGAAGACGCCCGTGCAGTTCTTCCGAATGCTTGCTGTACAGAGTTTTACATTACGATGAACGCTCGTGCTTTGATTGAGATGAGTCATCTTCGACTTTGCTCTAGGGCTCAAAAAGAAATCCGCGAGATGTTTACAGAAATGAAGAAGGAAGTTGCACAGGTTTGTCCTGAAGTAGCAAACTGGATGGTTCCTTCTTGTGAGGCTAATCCGAAGTATCCGTTCTGCCCAGAGGGTCGTGGTTGCTGTGGTCGTCACCCGAAGCTGGCAGATGTTTATAAGCCTATTGAAAAAAACAAGGAGGTTATTGATGCAAACACTTGATGAAATTAAGAAGAATGTAGACCATCCGTCTCATTACGGTGGTGCAGACAATCCCTATGAGGCTATTAAAGTGCTGCGAGAGTGGCAATTAGACGAGGATGCTTATCTTTGGAATGTTGGTAAGTATTTAAGCCGAGCAGGGCACAAAGATGGCAATTCTCCGCTTCAAGATTTAATGAAGGCACGTTATTATTTGGACTATAAAATCCGGCTTTTAGAGGAACAGCAGAAGGTTGCTGAAAGTGTCGTAGATACGCTCAAGAAAGTTCCTAATGAAGTAACTGATAAGCTGACTACGATGCCGGATTGCGGAGATGTCTATATTCCTACTATTGGAAAGACAGTAAAAGAATGCGTTCAGTATGTTCCTCGTCATGCAAAGCCAGACTATACGGATGATTTGGTTTTCCGTCCAGAAATCCATACTCCAAACATTGAAACTGCCGTGATTCCTGATTGTGCCGATGAGGTCAAGTTTTAAGAGGTTTACATAAATGAGATACAACTGGGAATATCCGCTGGTAGCGTTGATGCTCCTAGCTATGATAATGACATTTTGGTTTTCTAAGGTCGTCCTTGGAATTTGAAGGAGTGATTGAATGGAATATGTGATTAAACGCGATGGAACGAAAGTTCCTTTTGATAAGAGTAAGGTCGTGAATGCGATTGAGAAGGCAATGACGAATACGACTGGGGGAGTTGATTCTCGCGTGTCTAACGCTATTGCAGACTACATCGCAGACATTCCTGATACGATGTCTGTAGAGCAGATTCAGGATGTGGTTATTGGTCAGTTGAAAAATAGCCCTCTTTCGGATGTGGCTGACGCTTATAGTCACTGGCGTATTCTTCGGCAGGAGATTCGTGAGAAGCAGCGAGCGTATGGCGAAATTCTCTCCATCTGTGATGTAGATAACGAGAAGGTCAAGCAGGAGAACAGCAACAAAAATCCTGTTGTGAATAGCGTGCAGCGCGACTATATGGCTGGCGAAGTCTCCAAAGATCTGAGCTTTAATCTGCTTCTCCCGAAAGATATTGTGGATGCTCACTATGATGGCCGAATTCATTTCCACGATTCCGACTATTTTGCTCAGCACATGTTTAACTGCTCGTTGGTCAATCTGGAAGATATGTTGCAGAACGGCACTGTGATTTCTGGTACTGGCATTGATAAACCCCACAGCTTTTCTACCGCCTGCAACATTGCCACACAGATCATTGCGCAGGTGGCATCCAATCAGTACGGCGGCCAGAGCATTACGTTGTCTCATCTGGCTCCTTTTGTGGATGTCTCCCGAAAGAAGATTGCGGGTGAAGTCCATGAGGAGTTTTACGACATGATTCAAAACAATGAGATTGATAAAATGCCAAATCAGGAGACTATCAATCGAATTGTAGAGAAGCGTTTACATAAAGAAATCGTTGCAGGTGTTCAGACTATTC